TCATATATCGAATGCTGCCATTGATGTGTTGCTTGGTATCTTCACCGCAGTGTGTGCATCTGTAATAATCTTGTACAATACCAACTAAGATTGCATTCTCATTACAATACTCACAATGTCCAACTACAGTGTCGACTTTGTTAAATAATTTTAATTCTATAAATTTACTCATTTAGATTCTTTTATCTCTAATATTCTATATTGTCCAGAATTCCAATCTTCTTCAACAATGGCTTCAACTTCTCCACACATCCATTGAACACTATCACTTGTATTTCTTTCAGCAATTCTTTTTGATTTCAAACATTCTGATATGGAATTTTTATACATATGTTCCACAACTTCCCCGTTCATTATCATACATAATGCAATAACTATTTTTATCATTAATGATTTCCATTTAATTTTCCAATATTAGCTCTAACGCTATCTTTTAATTTTTCTACATCTATCTGTAATTTGTTTACATCCATTTGTAGTCTTTCAATATTAACTCTATTGTTCATCATACCATCAACTCTTACAGTTAATTTTTCTAATCCTTCTGCAATATGTTCGAGAAGCATAAACTGTTCCTGATCGATTGGTTTCTGTGCTGAAGCTTCTAATAAATCTTGTTCAAATAATTTATTAGCAGTTTCTAGTGCATTGAGTCTTTCAATTACACCAAACGCAAACCACGCTCCAATGACCACAGCCGCAATCAAACTAATTAGATTCCGTAATGGTAATCCAATGTTAGTATTTTCGTTTATTTTCATTTCCAGTCAAATAACCAATCAACATACTTCTTCCACCATTTTTTAATTTGTTTAATCATAGTAGGGTTCTCCTTAAAACACACAAAATCGTGTGGATGTTTACAAGTTGGACATAGACAGTTGTCTATCTCACATTTCTCCCCACAATGACAATCGTGATTACATACAATACAAATCATATTATATCCCCTGTAGTCTTGGATCTTTTGAAGTTATATTTTTTTCTGCTTTGGGTCTGGAAATAGAATCCATACTTCTTTTACGAAGCTGTACTTTAGCAGATTCCTGCTTTCTTCTCTCATCTATTTGCTTTTTTAAATCCCTAATTAAATTCATTTTTCCTCCTTCGTTTCCATCTGATAAAACATTTTATCAGAGTCTTCCGTAACCATATCGTTATCTTCCGCATCCCAATAAGTAGTTTGGACTTTATAGTCAGGCCAACTGCTATCAGTAGTATAACTATTAATATGCCAAAGTATACGATTATTAGGCTGAGCAGCATAGTTGCCGTTAGCAAGTTCCATAATGTGTGCACATTTATGTTCTTGAGGTATTTCACTATGTTCTGTGTCTAGTATATTAGTCTCTGGATGCGCCCAGTCAACCGTAAAAAGATATTTGCCGTGATAAAATTTTTTATCTAAACCTAAAAACTTACCATTTACACCAGCCAACCAATCAAAACAATGCACACTAGGGTAATAACTAAAACAATTCCACAACTCCAATTCGTGCGTCTGCATATCCGGCACATCGGTTCTGGAAAACTTTTTTTGAAAAAACGCTGATATAGGCAAACGCCAATAGCACGCACCATTGGGTAGCATAATATTAAATAAGATTGCACGACCTGAAATAGAGCTAAGACCAAAGATAACACAGTCACTAGACTGTTTTTTATATTTAGGATCCAAGTCATACAGATACTCTTTACGGACTTTACAGTAAATTGGTGGTATGTTCGCGTTAAGATATGCCATAGTTTCCTCATTTAATATCTCCCCAGTTTTTTCCGGACTCGTAGTCTACCTTATTTGGTACCTCTAATGCAATACATTCTTCCATTATTTTTATAATTTCAGTTGCTTGCTGGTCATTTTCTACAGAAATGTCAAGTTCATCGTGTACTTGTATGTGCGGCAATACACCATTTTCATAAAGTGCAACCATAGAAATTTTAGTCATATCTGCAGCTGATCCTTGAATCAATCTATTTAAAGCTTTGTAAGTTCCTGCTCTTTTTATTCCTGGACCATATTCTAATATTGCTTTTTCTCTTGGCAAAGCTTTTAATCCAAATTCATACGGCTCCCAAAAATCAAAATGACAAAGTCTTCCACCATACGTTCTTATTCTTCCTAAGTCTTCTGCACGTCTTGATACTGCTTGCATCAATTGTTTTACAAATGGTGCACGTTGGTGATATTGATTTAAAAGTTTTTCTGCAGAGTCTTGAAGTAAACCTAGTTCTGCCATTAATTTATTTTTACCCATACCATACATAATTCCAAGATTAATTGTCTTCGCTTGTTTTCTTTCAATGTCAGCCATATCCGCTACAGCCTGGTGAAAGTCTGCGTCTCCTTTACGATATGCATCCACGATCCCCGATACACCGTCCAGTTTTTGTAATGAAGCATAGTGTACTAATAGTCTTGGTTCTTGTTGTGAGTAATCAAAACAACCCCACTTACAACCTTCTTCAGGTATAAATATAGATCTGATCATAGGACCCAATACAGGATTCCGTGCAGGAATTTGTTGTAGGTTAGGATTATAATAACTAAATCGTCCTGTAACCGTACCACCTGAGTCTGATCTTATTTGATTTATATCCGCGTGTATTCTTCCTTTGTGTTCGTATTTTAAAATTGTTTCTATAAAAGTTGAGTTTGCTTTATTGATTTCTCTAGCTTCATTAATTAGTTTAGCAATCTCGTGTGGATGAGTTGCTAAAAAATTTTTTGTAAAACTAGGATTACCTTTATCTGTTTTGTCATAAGGTATATTAAGTTTGTCAAATGCTTTAGCAATTGATCTAGCTGCGTGTATTTCAACCTCTAAACCGCATAAATCCTTGATTTTATTGAGTATTTTACTCTCTTGTTCTAATAAATTTTTTCTAGTTTCGTGTGCTTTTTCTACATCAACTCTTACACCTTTAAATTTCATATCCACTAAACAAGGAAATAATCTAGTTTCAATATCAAAAATTTTATGCAAATCCTGTTTCTCCATTTCAACTTGCATACGTTCCCAAAGTTTTAAAGTCACTAACACATCACGTTCAGCATACTCACCTACATTCATTGCAGGTAATCTCCACATATCTGCTTTAGCATCGATCTGCCATTCTTTTGCTGCTTGTTTTAATTCTGATTCATTCTTACCAATACCAGTATATTCTTTTCCAAGTGAATCTAGTGTGTATGAAAATCTATTTTCATCAACTAATGATGCTGCAATCATTGTATCTACAATTCTGCCATTGATGTTTAATCCTAAAGATCTAATCCAACATACATCGTACATTGCATTATGAAAAACTTTTGTTGCAGGAGTAGCTAATACATCTTTAAACCATTTTAAAACTAATTGTTTATCCATATTACCACCTGCTTCGTGTGCAATAGGAAAATATCCTCTCCAACCTTCTACCGCTACAGCAATACCAACAACATAACCATCACCTACAACGCTCCCCGATCCACGTTTAATTAAATTAGGATCACAAGTCTCTAAGTCTATTGCGATTATTTCGTGTTTAGATAAATCAGGAAATTCTTCAGGTGGTACCCATTCTGTCTGGGGCCTAAATATCATTGGCATCTGCATTATTTATCCTTGAGTTTTTTAATTTCTAAATCACAGTAATGTTTTATTTTCTCAAGATCTTCAATACCATTTTTGTTTTTATATCTACAAACATATTTTATTACGTTGCCTTGAAAAAATGATAAATCATTCTTTGATATAAACTCATAAGGTTGAATGCGAAAAGTTTTATAATGATTCCCGCCTATCTGTTTATTTTGTGGAAATGCTTCTTCTAGTAATCCTTTATTTGTCATTAGTGTTTCCTCGTTACGTCTTGTTCTTCATCTTTTGGGTAATATACATCAACGATTGCTTTACATTTAGGACAAGAAAAATTTGTCACTAATTGATAAAAATCATCTTCATCAGATATATCGTGATCACCACCCCATATTAGTTTTGTATTACAGTGCCAACAGTTCATAGTATGTACGCCTTATCTGTGTTTCTTGGTTCAACAATATGTAAACTTTTTTTGGCACGTGTTACACCAACATAAAAAAGTCTATGTGTTTCATCAGGATCATAGTCATAAGATTTTACAGCTGCATTAGATAAGTCTGGTAATATTAAAACATTATCAGCTTCACCACCTTTAGCTGCGTGAATAGTAGACAAACTAATTCTAGGATTTTGATTTATCTTTTCACCTTTTGCTAACATAGTTCTTATGTATCTCTCCTCTGTAATTGATAATTTTTTAAAACTATCAAACCACACATCACTGTTTAACAGACCGTGATTGTTTTTGCAATCATCAATTGTGTATCGTTCATCTGATCGTAAAGTTTTACCAGAATTATATCCTGGTGTAACTGATGGTCCTAAAAACTGATAAATATTTTTAACTTCTAGGTAAGAAAGATCGCCACCTTTTCGCCACTTTTCCCAATTATTAATTGCTATCAATAACTCCAATGATATTGAATTTTTTCCGCGATGTGAAAAATACCATCCTTGTATTTCGCACAAATCTTTTACATCTTCTAAAAAATAGTTTGCAGAAGATAAAACAAGCCATTGACCACGTGACATATCAACTTGTGTCAGATCCGTATAATATTCTAATATTCCCTCTTCTTCTCTTGGCTTATATTCTTTTTCGTATCTATCGCTAATTTTAGAAATAATTCTTTGTGATAATTCGTGTATAGGTCCACCAGGTATACGGTGTGATTGATCCAATACTTTAATATTATCAACTTCGTTTTTTAATGCAATAAAGTGTGATATATCAGCACCAGCCCACTTAAATATTGCTTGGTCATCATCACCTGCAATATAAGTTTTCTTTGCTTTCTTCCACATTGCCTTAACCATTTGCCATTGTATTAATGATAAATCTTGAGCTTCATCAATAAATAAAACATCTAAACTAGGTGCAAGATCCTTTTCTACAAAATCAATAATCAAATCAGTAAAATCTTTCATACCTCTTTCTTTTTTAAATTTTGTAAGTTCTTGATCAATTAATACTAAAGTATTTCTTTCTACATCTATGTTGTGTACGTTCTTATCGTATTCTTCTAATACAGATATTTTTTTAACTCTAGCATTGTTTATAATTTTTAAGTATTCATTATCTGAATCAAACACACCATCATCCAAAGAATAAAATGCTTTCTTAATTGGTATACCACAAAGTCTACCAAAATCTTTGTAGTCTTGAATTTGCATCATACGATCTTTATTAGCTCCTAGTAATCTAAAAGCCATAGAGTGTAATGTTCTAAAATAATTTAATTCTTTTTTAGGGTCGAGTTGAAATCTTTCTGCAGCTCTTTCAATTGCTTCATTAGCTGCTTTTCTTGTAAAAGAAAAGTATCCTATTTTGTTTGGTGAAATACCACTTGATAAAAAATCATCTACTAGATCTAACAACGTTGTTGTCTTGCCTGTTCCCGGTGGTCCTAATATTATTGTCTTCATATTTCTTTAGTTTCCTTTCTAATATATTATTTTTTGTTTTAAGTTTTTCGTTTTCCTCTGTTAATTCTTCTATTTTTAATCTAAATCTTAAATGCCAATTTGGTGCAATATCTTTGTCATACATTAAAAGTGCTCCTCAACATAAGTTTTTTTACTTGTAGCTGCTTCCAATGGTTTCATAGTTTTTATTTGTATCACTCTTGGTCTAGAATTTTTTAATTCCATTCTAGGTTCACCTACAAATTCTTTTAGTTGTTTAATTAAATTACCTGTTTTAGTTTTATCAAGTTCCCAATTATTTCTTTTTGCAAAAGAATAAAAGTCTGACATTCTAAAGTAAGTGTATTCATTTTGATCATCTGTCCAGGCAGTTTTATTTAAAATATCTTCTTTAGTTCTTGCTTTAGATCTATTAGTAGTAAATTCAAATATTAAAGACGATAACTGTGTAGTGTTATCTAATG